CACCAGCATCCATTCGTTTCTATGACCCATACTTGGGTAATCAAGCGATGTTAGATACATTCGGCTTCGGTGCTTACTCAACAGGTGTTTCCTTTATGTTGATGCCTATGTATGCTGACTTACTTCGTATTCAAGCAATTGAGTTCAATGATTTGATGAGAAAGTCCTCATACTCCTTTGAGCTAATAAACAATCAACTTAGAATATTTCCACGACCTGTCAGAGATTTCAAATTATGGATTGAGTATATTGTAAAAGAAGAACGTTCTAACCCATTGAAATATCAACCAATATCTGGTTCTGGTGTAACAGGGCTCGTTTCCGATATGTCTAATGCCCCATATGATTACATGGTATATTCAAACATAAATTCGGTTGGACACAGTTGGATCTACAATTACGGACTTGCATTGGCAAAAGAAATGTTAGGATATGTTCGTGGTAAGTATGGAAGTATTCCAATTCCAAACGGTGAAACAACACTGAATGCATCTGACTTGTTGAGTGCAGCTGCAACGGAAAAACAAGCTTTAGTTGAACAACTTAGAACAATGTTAGATACAATGACTCGTTCCAAGTTACTTGAAGCAAAACGACTTGAGGTAGAGGCACTTGGTGTTTCACTAAATGCAACGCCTTTGAAAATTTATATAGGATAACTCCATGCCACTATTTCATGGACAACGAGATGCTTCTTTAGTTCACAAGTTCAATACCGAATTGATTGTGGATATTATAGATACCGAAGTTGCTTTGTACAAACTTTCATTAGAAAATACAAAAACAAATATCTATGATGAATCTGATAAAAAAGTGTACCATCAGCCAATAAAGATACCGTCACTTATCAATCGTCAACCACAGACATTTGAAGGCACAGAGTTTGGACAAGACTATAATCAGGTTTGTGATTTTGGATTTATTCGAGAAATTCTAAAAGACGTTGAAACGTATGTTGAAGTTGGCGACGTAATAGAATATAATGGGGAATACTGGGAAATAGATGCCATTCAAGAAAACCAATACTTTGGTGGTAAAAATCCTGATTATTCGTTTGCAACAGAACGTTGGGGTCACAATGTTTCTATCATAGCTAATACACACTTGACAAGACGTTCTCGTATCAATATTGAACAAGTTCGTTCTGCACCAAGAGTTTCTGAAAACAATAATTTACCGGATAACATCTAATGCCAAAAAACTCATCACCATATCGTAAACCTCCGGTAAAAAGAACAATAGATTCTTTTATAGATGATACAAATATCGAAGAACGTCCTAGAATTGATTTAGGTAAATCAAGGCACACCCAGATTCGTAGAGATAAAGATAGAACAAAATCTATTGGAATTACATTATATGATATAGACTTTGCTGTAAAATCATTTATAGATAATGTAATGCTTTTGAGATTAGAGGATAATGGTGAATCAATCATGGTTCCAACCCTTTATGCAAACTCTGAAAAATGGGCATCAATACAGAGAAATGGGTATCTAAAAGATAAGAAGGGTAAAACATTAGTTCCACTTATAACCTTCAGACGTTCAAGTGTAAACATGAAAAGTGAATTGAGACGGAATAAAGTTGCAACAACAAATCAACTTGGTTATGTTCTAAAACAAAAATACAATAAGAACTCGCCGTACGATAAATTTTCTGCATTGTATGGTGTAAACGATAGAAGTGTTCAAGAATACATTGTAACACCCATACCGGATTATGTAGATGTGACATATGATTTTATTGGTTGGTGTGAATATCAAAATCAATTGAATTATATTGTAGAACAATTTGTATATTTCACAGGTCAATCTTTTGGTGAAAGAAATTCTCTAAAGTTTTCAACTAATGTGGATTCTTTTACTATGGAGGATAATAATACAACTGGTCAAGACAGAGTGGTAAGGTGTTCATTTCAAATAACCGTTCATGGTTATTTACTTCCAAAAAGTGTTGGAACTGAAATTACGACTAAACGAACGATCGGACCAAATAAAGTCACATTCGGATCAGAGGCGTATTCTAATTTGATTCAATCTGTATCTGCCAATGACAGACTTTTCAAAAATGGACAATTCAGAAGTTTAAATTACAATGAAGATGAACAAAATGCTGACTTGCAAAGAAGATTGAATGATTTTACAGAAAAATCATTGAAAAATAGTCCAGATGTATATCCTACGGAAAATGATTGATATTTATTACTAAAGGTTATGTTTAACAAACAATATAGAGGTTTTTATGGCAGAAAATATAGGAAAAGAATTTCAAGCTGAAGACATTCAAGCTGTGAAAGAATTACAATCGAAGTACGCAACTAATACGGCACAAATAGGCCAAATAGAAGTCGAACTTCATCTTTTGAAAAAGAGACTTGATCAAATCACAGAGATTAGAAAAACTTTATTTGATTCATATGAGCAATTACAAAAAGATGAAAAAGAGTTAGTTGCTTCCTTGAATGAAAAGTATGGCGACGGTGTTCTTGACTTAGATTCTGGAAGATTTATACCATCTAATCAATAAGTTTGAGTTTTTTTACTCATATTTATAGAAGAGATAATTACACAATTTTTTGGAGATAAATAGTGGCTAATGAAAGAATTGTAAGTCCTGGCGTGTTTACGGTAGAAAAGGATCTTTCGTTCTTACCACAGGGAATTGCACAGATTGGTGCAGCACTTATCGGACCAACAATGAAAGGTCCGGCATTTGTTCCTACGGTAGTTCAAGGATATTCTGATTTCGTAACACATTTTGGTGGAACATATGAGCAATCATATCTTCCGTATACTGCTAAAAGCTATCTGAACAACGCAGGAAGCGCGACGATTGTCCGTGTCCTCGGTTCAGGTGGTTATTCCCTGTTGTACCCACTTGCTGTGGTTGCAACTGGTTCGTATGGAAAGAGATTGATTTCTTTTCTACACCCTACGTTCGTCGTATCGAGTGATGATACGGTTGCACTTTTCAATAAGTCAACTTTATCTTCAAACGCGAGTGGTTCATTTGTCATTAGAGTTTCTGGTTCATTTGGAACAGATAACTCGGCTTTTACAGGAAATGCTGTTAGTGAAAACGGAACAGCGTTTAGTTCATCAATTGACCCTGAATCAACTGCATTTATTGGAAACCTTTACGGATACAATCCATATGGAACACACGCAGTTTATAACTATGTGAATTTCAAATGGGCTGCTTCAGCATCATTAGCCGCGGATCCAACTACAACTATTATATTGGAAAGTGGTTCTGCTGCTTCACCATGGCAATTCACTAATGATTACCTCGAAGCTTCTACTCCGTGGATAACTTCTCAAAAAATTGGTGGTGCTGTAACGGACCTCTTCAAGTTCCATACACTTTCACACGGTATTCATTCTAATTATGAAGTGAAGGTTGGTATTGCAAATGTTCGTCCAGCTGGTACAATCGCTGGTTCTGAATATGGTGACTTTGATGTTGTAGTTCGTTTTGTGGATCAATCAAAGCTCCCACAAACTCCATTTACATCAGAAGATGATGATCTCCGTCCAAATGTGGTAGAACAATTCAAGTGTAACCTTGACCCTAATTCACCACGTTATATCGCTAGAGTAATTGGTGATAGATACATCACAATTACAGATGAAGGAAAGGTTGTTGTAAATGGTGATTATTCTAACAAGTCAAAGTATATCCGTGTAGAGGCAACTGAAGCTGTTTCTAACGTTGCTATTTCTCCGTCACTTGTTCCTTTTGGATTCCGTGCACCTTACTCACCAATCCCACTTAGTTCGGATGGTAGTGTTGGATTCTCACAACCAAGTGCAGCAACATATGTATCGGCCCAAACAGTAGGTGGTTCATATAACCGTAGAGTATATTTTGGATTTAGCTACGATTTCGATACAACAGACAACTTCAACTTCTTACGTCCGTTGCCTGTTGCTTCATATTTGACAACTGGTTCAAATGCAGACTTCTATCTTGGTGATTATAATCAAGCTGCTGGGGCAAACTTCCCATCATCTGCAACTGGATATAGTTCGTCAATCGACCTTACTGTAAACACTGCTCTTGATACACGTAAGTTCATGATTCCATTCCAAGGCGGATTTGATGGTCACAAGCCACACCTCCAAAAGAAGACCGGAACATACATTCTAAACACAAATACACAGGGATTCGATATATCAACAACTTCTGCTGATGGATATGTTTCATATAAGAAGGCAATTGATGCGGTATCTAACCCTGATGAATTTGACATCAACATGATTGTAACACCAGGTGTTGTTCACTCGTTGCACTCACCAATCACAACATACGCTAAGGATGTTTGTGAAGACCGTGGTGATGCTTTCTATGTGATGGACTTGATTGGCTACAACGATAACATCAATACTGCTGTTTCAACAACAGAAGGATTTGATTCTAACTATGTTGGAACATACTATCCGTGGGTTAAGATTCTTGACTTCGATAGAAACAAGCCAATTTGGGTTCCACCTTCAGTTGTTCTTCCTGGTGTTATTGCATTCAACGACCGTGTTGCTGCTGAATGGTTCGCACCAGCTGGTCTGAATCGTGGTGGTCTCACAGAAGTTATCGAAGTGAAGACACGTCTTACACACGCTGAGCGTGATACCCTTTATGAAGCACGTATCAACCCAATCGCAGTATTCCCATCAACAGGAGTATGTGTATGGGGTCAGAAGACACTTCAAGGTCGTCCATCTGCTCTTGACCGTATCAACGTTCGTCGTCTCTTGATTGCAG